AACAGATACTGATTATTATGAGGGCTTTGTTTACATGCAAACCAATTCTGGAACTGTTTCTGCAAGAGGACAAGGTGATAATACAAATTTAATAGCGTATAAATTAGGAATATGATAAAGAGGTACAATGACTAGTATATTAAAAGCAGACGACATTCAGGATTCTTCAGGTAATAATATTATCAACGAAGCCGGTGATGTTATTACAATTGGCGCGAGTGGGGATACGATAGATATTCCTTCAGGTGCAACTTTAGATGCGACAGGTGCTACTATTACTGGAGCTTTAGCTAATACTCCAGCTTTTCAAGCCTATATGAATGGTAATCAAACAATAGGAGATGCTAGTTGGACAAAATTAGAAATGGATGCAGAAGTTTTTGATACGGATTCTACGTATGATGTCAGCTTATATAGATTTACTCCTGCAGTAGCAGGTAAATATTGGGTTTGGGGAAAATTTAGATATGACCAAACAAGTGATATTTATAGTGCTTCAATAGGTCTTTATTTAAATGGTGCTCTTATTAGCAAGAGTGTAGAATTTATAACTAATGTTACAACAAAAGTTATAGGAATAACAGTAACATTAGATGACGATGATTATTTAGAATGTTATGCTTATCAAAATAGTGGTGGTACCGTAACTGTAAATGGAGGTTCATACCCAGAGCAAGATACTGGTACTTGGGGAGCATACAAAATTATAGGAGCATAATGGCACTAACAAGAATTCAACCACCAGCAATAGCAGATGTTCGTGAACCGAACTTCAGGAATATTTGTATCAATGGGGATATGGCCGTGGCACAGAGATCAACATCAGACGCAAGTGTTACAACATCCCAATTTCTTTGTGATAGATGGTATTTTAATTTATCTAGTCAAGGAACTTGGACTTTATCTCAAGATACCGATGTTCCAACTGGTCAAGGTTTTGCAAATTCTTTTAAAATAAATAATACAACTGCTGATGCTTCTCCTGCTGTTTCTGATTATCTAAATTTTCAACAAAGATTTGAAGGACAAAACTTACAATATTTAAAAAAAGGAACTTCAAATGCAGTTCCTATAACCGTATCTTTTTGGATAAAATCTGTTTTAACTGGAACATATATTTGTGAATTAAGAGATGATGATAATACAAGAAGTATATCACAAGCCTACACTATTTCAGATGCTTCAACGTGGGAGAAAAAAACTTTAACTTTTGCCGGAGATACAACTGGAGCTTTGGATAACGACAATGCAAGAAGTTTTAATCTTTTCTTTTGGTTAGGCGCTGGAACTAATTATACTTCAGGTACTTTAAATACTTCATGGAATAGTACGGTCACTGCGAATAGAGCCGTAGGTCAAGTCAATCTAGCTAATAGCACATCTAATAATTTATGGGTTACAGGAATTCAAATGGAAGCCGGTTCGGTGGCCACGAATTTTGAAGCAGTTTCTTATGGTCAAAATTTAGAAAGATGTGAAAGATATTTTAACAGACCAATTAATGGTAGTGGTCAAGGAATTTGTACAGCTGGAGCTTATAATAGTAATGATGCTTTTGGAATATACATATTTCCAGTAAAAATGAGAACTACTCCATCTATAGAAACTACAAGTGGAACTAGCTATTATAACTTTATTGGAAATAATACTGGTACAAGTTTTGATGGACCATTAGTTTTAAGCACAGGAACTGAAAGTTCTGCTCAAATAGCTTTTAGTTCATTTGCTGGTGCATTAACACAAGGTGTAGCAGGAGCATTTAGAAGTGCAAATGCAAGTTCTTCAGTAGCATTTAGTGCGGAGTTATAATTATGGTTAATACAGTAACAAAAAATTATTTTTTAGGAGAATTTGTAAGTTATCAAATAACTTATGAAAATAGTAATGTTTCAGTTTCAGTACCACTAGAAGAAGCAAACACAGATTACCAAGCAATTCAAGAATGGGCCGCGATCGACGGCAATAACATCATCGACAACGGAGCGTAACCATGCTCTTAGGAAGTGATTACGGATTTGCATCTTTACCTTTTGCGTCCATTACAAATCAAAACAACGTAACAGTTTCAGTTACTAAGGTATCCTTTACTCTTGGTATTGGAAACATTAGTATTACAGCCGATTCTATCACAGAACTTCCACATAGCAGTCAAGTTGTTCTAGGACTTGGAACGGTTACAGTTACAGCTGATGCCGAGGTTGATCCAACTAAATCATCATATGTTTTAGGTACTGGAATAGTTACAGTTTCAGCAGATGCTAACTCTTATCCTAGCGGATCTGGGGTTGTAATTACTTCAGGAACTGTTACAATAACAGCTGACGCAAATGTAGAGCCTACAGGAGGTACTTTAACGCTTTCTACAGGAACTGCACAAGCAATAACATGGAGTGAAATTGGACCAGGAGTATCTATGGTTTGGGTACCAATAGTCCCTTATTAAAATTATGGCATCAACTTATTCAACTAACACACAATTAGAATTAATCTCAACCGGTGAGAAAGCTGGTCAATGGGGCGGAATTACTAATACTAACTTACAAATTTTAGAACAATCATCTACAGGAGTTGTATCAATTGATATGGCAGCGGCAAGTGTAACACTTGCTTTAACTGATGGATCTACTTCTAATGGTAAAAACATGTACATTAGATTGTATGGTACATTAGCAGCTAATAGAACTTTAACTATGCCAGTAACGGCCAATAGAGTTTGGTTTATTAAAGATGATACAAATAGAAATGGAACTAATAAATATACTTTAAGTGTTTTAACTGCATCTGGAACAGCACAACCTATCCCTGTTGCAGCTACTATGCTATGTAAATCTAATGGAAGTGAAACTGTCACTACTCTTTTAGAAAAAGGATTTATTCCAATAGATCATACGTACAGTACATATATTGCTGTTGCAGGAGATCAAATATTCTGTAACACAGCTACGTCTACAATAACAGTTCAGCTACCTGCTTCACCAGCCACTGGTGATGAAGTTACTATTGTTGATTCAAGAGGAAACTTTAATTCTAACAACGTTACTGTTGATAGAAATGGATCTAATATTATGAGTGCTGCATCGAACGATGCATTAGATGTTGATGGTCAGTCATCAACTCTTATTTATATTGATGCAACTAGAGGCTGGGCTTATAAAAATAATACGACAGTATTCCCAACATAGGAGCTTAAAAAATGGCTCTTACATCCATTAAATTTTTACCAGGGATTGATAAACAAGACACAAGTGTCGGTGCTAATGGTCGATGGGTAGATTCAGATAATACTAGATTTAGATACGGTCTTCCTGAAAAAGTAGGAGGATGGGCTTCTTTATTATCAGACACAACAATTCACGGAGTTGCTAGAAAAATTCATGCATTTGTTGATACTGATGGTAATAGATATGTTGCTATTGGTACAGATAAATTTTTACTTATATATTTTGAAGGAAAACTTTATGATATAACTCCTTGGCGATCAAACAACGCCGGAGTACAAACAACTTTTACATCTTCCACTTTAGCAACCGATAGTACCACAGTTAAAACTTGTACTATTACTACAACTTTAGCACATAATTTAGAAGTAGGAGATATAATAGTTTTGGATTCTGTTAGTCTTCCGGGTGGTACGGGATTACTTGCTACGCAGTTCGAAGATAAAAAATTTCAAGTTTTAACGGTTCCAACTAATGTTACATTCACTATTAATTCATCAAATCAAGCAAGCTCCGTCGTAGCTACAGGTGGAAGTATGACTGTTCAACCTTATCAAAGAGTTGGACCAGCAGCACAAACTTATGGTTATGGTTTTGGTGTTGGAAACTTTGGTGGAAATATTACAGGGAGTCTTTCAAATGATTTGGATGGAGCCTTAAATGCGGACACCGCTGGAACTGGAGGAGTAGGTACATCAGTTACTTTAACTTCAAGCACTGGATTTTCTAATCCAGGTGTTGCCTCTGTTGGTGTATTAGGTACGGGAGAATTAATTTCTTATACAGGTATATCAGCTCCAGATTTAACAACTATTACAAGGGGTGCGTATGGAACAGCAACTCCCGGAACTTCAAATGGACAAGCTCATAGTGATGCAACAATTGTTTACGATGCAACAGATTGGAATGGATGGGGAGACGCTGTTAACGCTTCGAGTGTTTCACTTGAACCAGGTTTATGGTCATTAAGTAACTGGGGTCAAGTTTTAGTTGGAACAGTTTCTAATGGAAAAACTTTTACATGGGATTCAGGAATAAGTGGTTCAGCTCGATTTACAGCGAGAGCTTCAACTACTACAAATAATTATGCAACAAATATTAATGGAGCTTTAGGAAATCCAACTTCAAGTAGAATGACTTTAATATCTCCAACAACACGTCACTTAATTCATTTAGGAACTGAAACAACTGTTGGTGATGATACAACTCAAGATGATATGTTTATTAGGTTCTCGAATCAAGGAGAGATAAATACCTATGCTCCGGCCGCTGATAATAGTGCTGGAACTTATAGACTACAAGATGGTACCAAAATTATGGGAGCTATCGTTGCTAAAGAAAATATTCTAGTGTGGACTGATAATGCTTTATACTCTATGAAATTTGTTGGTTCACCATTTACATTTGGATTTGAACAGGTTGGTACAAACTGTGGTTTAATTGGCCAAAATGCTTGTTGTGAGATTGATGGTGTTGCTTATTGGTTAAGTAATAATGGATTCTTTGCATTTGATGGTACAGTTAACTCATTACCATGTAGCGTTGAAGATTATGTTTATGATAGTTTTGATACTACTAAAGGTCAACAAGTAGCGGCTGGAATTAATAATTTATTTACAGAAGTTATTTGGTACTATCCATCATCAGGTTCAACTTATAATGATCGATATGTAGTATTTAATTATGGGGAATCGAAACAAGTCCCTATGGGGAATTGGTATACCGGAATAAATATATATTCTATAAGAACATCTTGGATTGATGCAATCGTTTATCCAAAACCTTATTCAACTTATTTTAATAATGGTGCTGTAGGATCTTTTCCAAATATTATAGGCGCTGTAGGTTTAGGTCAAACAATTTTCTATGAACAAGAAACAGGAACCGATCAAATTAATCCTGATGGAAGCACGACAGCTTTAACATCTTATATTGAATCGTATGATATTGCTTTACAGCAAGACCAACCAGAAATGTTTTTAGCTATGAGAAGATTTGTACCAGATTTTAAAACATTAACCGGTAATGCTAAAGTAACTATTGGATTAAAAGATTATCCTTCATCAACAGCAGGTAATAGTACCTATAGTCCCTTTACAATTACATCTGCAACCACTAAAGAAGATACTAGAGCTAGAGGAAGATATGCTAGTTTAAAAATAGAAAACAATGGATCAGGTGAAGCGTGGAGATTTGGAACTTTTCAAGTAGATTTACAACAGGACGGAAGAAGATAATGACAAAAATAGTAGTAAGATTACCAGAACCTAAACGAGAATACACAGAGGATAATCAAAGACAAATCAACAGGGCAATTAGTTCTATGATAGAACAACTAAACTCTACATATTTACAACCAGATAAGGATGATCAAGAAAGATTTAATTTCTTTTTATCATAATGGCAAACGTATATAAAAATATTCAGGCTAAGATTACTTCTACAGGATCATATGATGATATGTATGAAGCACCAAGTGCTACATCAAGTATTGTTAAAAGTGTTAAGTTATTCAATACTCATAGTGGAGCTTTAGATGTGGATATTCAAGTATATGATGCTTCATCTACTATTGATTATGAGTGGGATAAGGTTAACATAAATGCCAGCGGAAGTATTGATTTACTGACCTTTAACAATGTAATTATTTTAGAGGCGGGGGACAAATTAAAGATGCAATGTGCCACAGGAAATGTTATAAAAATGACTGCTTCTGTATTACAAATTTCTAGACCTACAGAGGTCACAACAACATAAGGATAATATGCCGTTCATAGAACAAGAATCAAAAGATGAAATACAAACAATAAATGGTGAAAAAGTTAGAATTCTCACACCAGAAGTAGAAGTAACACTAACTAATACTGAGACAGGACAAGAATATATGTCAGATAAAGAAGCTGACGATGATGTAGATCACCCAGAGACTGTTACTAAAAGAGAACATATTAAAAGAGACGTGCATATAAAAGTTAAACAAGTTGTTTTAGGGGCTCAAACCAAAGGATTGTAAAACACAACAAAATAGGATATTTTAAAAGACTATGGCAATTACAGACATTATTGAAGAATCAGAAGTCATCGATGCAGGTGCTCCAAGCATCAAGTACAAAGGAGATAGACCTCTTAAAAAAGAAGAAATGAAAATGGCCGGCCCTGATTGGTACATCAAAAGAATAGAACATTTAATGTCTAATTTTGATTTGGACTATGAGGAAGCTGGTAAAATAGCTGATGATAGTGAAAAGTATTATGAATATATTGGACATGATCCCTATGAATCACGGAACATGGATGAAGAGGTTGTAGAAGAAGGAATTATGAGAGCGGCTAATGGTGGAGTGGCTATGCAAGGTGGTGTTAAAAATTATTTAGGAGACCAAAAAACAGTAAGTGGTGTTCCAGTTAAATGGCAATCAGGTCCAGACAAACCTTCAACAGAATTAGCTTATATTACAAAAGCAGAAAAAGATTTAATACTTAAAAAAGATTTACATGGATCATTAAAAGATGGACCTAATGTAGGACCTGGTGGTCTTATGTCATTAGATAGTTATGGAACTATAGAAGATGGTAAAGATGTAGGGATGTCTGGTGTAGCAACTAGTGCCGCTGAAACAGGTAGTAGAAACACTAGAGACATAAGAGATGTTCAAACACAAATGGGAGTAACAGGTCTAGCACCTGGAGTAATGCCAGAACAAGCGAAAGCTTATCAAAAAGATGCTGTTACTGCAGCTGGTCAAAAAGGAGCAGGTGGTCAAAAAGGAGAAGTATGGGATGCAGTTAAGAAAAAATTTGTCCACCCAACAAGAAAAGCTTTATACGGTGTACTTCCTAACAATCCTAGAAATGAATTTCGTTATATAAACTATTTAAAAACTAATAATCCTGTAGCTTACGGTAAACTACCTCCAGAGCTAATAGCTTTATATGAAGCAACAGAAGACCAAGAAAATGAATTCAACTTTACCGGTTACAAAGATTTTGATAAATTTTCATTTGATGATTTTGAATCTTTAAGAACTTTTAATCCTGGAGAAGGAGTAATTAATTTTGCAGACCATGCAGCAAAATATGGTGGTGCACCAGCATTAAAATATGCGGGTAATGTTGGGAACTTAGAAACAATTAAAAATGCTGATGGAACATATAGTTACACAGAAAGAACTGGTGATGGTGGTGGTTCTCAATCAGAATGGCAACGATTAGGTTATAATAGTCAAGAAGATTATGAAAACAGAGGTGGTGGATCCAGAGGCGGCTCAGAGGAAGAAGTTGAAGAGGAAGATTGGTACATGCCTCTAGCATTTAGAGCTGAAGGCGGTAGAGTTGGAAGAGCTTACGGTGGAATCATGGGCGATGATGGTAGACGTGCTTATGGTTTAGGAAGTATATTTAAAAAGATTAAAAAAGTATTTAAAAGTCCATTAGGTAAAGCTGCACTATTGGGTTTAGGTGGTTATAAAATGGGAATTTTTGGTGGTGGAAAAAACTTTAAGCTAACGGAGATGATGATGGGTAAAGGTGGTAAAGGTGGTCTATGGAATTGGGCTAAAGATAATCCTTTTGCAGCGATCAGTGGTGCAAGTGCCTTATCAGGCTTAATGGCTAATAGAAATTATAAAAAATATGATGACTGGAATAACGAGGATGACGGTACTGGTCTTGGAGATCCAGATCAATATAGATATTATTACAATCAACCCTTAAGTCAAAGAGCTGATGGAGGAAGGGTTGGAGCTCAAGAAGGTGGTTTAATGGACATGGGTGGTATGGAAAAAGATTATAGAGAAGATGGTGGCTTTGTACCTATTGGTGGTAAAGAAAAAGCAGATGATGTCCCGGCAAGATTAAGTAAAAATGAATTCGTAATGACAGCTGATGCTGTAAGAGGCGCTGGTGATGGAAATATAGACAAAGGCTCAGAAGTTATGTATAATATAATGAAAAACCTAGAAGCCGGAGGTGGAGTATCAGAAGAAACGCAAGGCTTAGATGGCGCTAGAGAAATGTTTCAAACATCACAAAGATTAGAGGAAGTGCTATAATGGCTTTACAAGAAACTAGAACCCGTCCCGCACAATTTATAGAAGATATAGGTGTTGATCTAAGTAAATCGCTAGTAGCATCTACTGGCGCACCAACAATGTCGCAAGGGATTGCGGCTTTAGGAGCAAGACCAACACAAAAAGAATCATGGGAAACAGCAGATCAGTTTGCCCAAAGACAAAAAGATTTCGATGCTAGAAGATTAGGAGCACAGGGTTTTGAAAGAAGACAACAAGATTTAGCCGGTATAGCTCCACAAGTAGCAGCACAAGATCAAGCGCAAAAAGATGCTTATTCAATGGCAACTACTGGTATAGGGGCTTATAAACCATATGTTACAGGAGCAGAACAGGTTATGGGAGCAGGTGCAGGTACAGGTGCAGGTTCAATTTCAGAGTATATGTCACCATATCAACAACAGGTGATAGATGTTTCATTACAAGAATTCGATAGAAACGCAGGAATTAATAGACAAAAAATGAGAGACCAAGCTGTTCAAGCTGGAGCTTTCGGCGGTGGTAGAGATCAAGTTCTACAATCAGAATATGAATTAGGAAGTGATAGAGAAAGAGCTTTACTTCAAGCAGGATTATTACAACAAGGTTATCAACAAGCACAACAAGCTAGAGGACAAGAATTTGATAGACAAAAAGGTTTAGCAAGTATGGTACCAGGATTACAACAAGCAGATGTTTCAGCTTTGGGTCAAGTGGGCGCAATCAACCAAGCTCAAACACAAGCAGGTTTAGATGCACAAAGAGAAGCAGCAAGGCAGGCTACTTTCTTACCGCAAGAAAACTTACAAAGATATGCTGGTCAAGTTACAGGATTAATGGGTGGATATCCTGCACAAACACAATCAACTAACGTACCTAATCCATCACCTATGCAAACTGCAATGGGAGTTGGTTCAACACTCGCTGGAATTTATGGTTCCCTTGGTAAAGGTTACGAAGGATTCTTTGGAAAGAAAACATAATCATGAAAAGTTCTAGAACTTTAAGACGACCGATGTTTAGAATGGGTGGTTCAGCTCAAGGAATTACTTCTGGTTTAGATAAACCTAAAAGAGGTTTAGTAGATGAGCCAGGTGGATATGCTGGTAAAATGGAATTTCTTCCAACAGGACAAGAAATGGAAACTGGTAGAGAACATTATCCACAATACAAGAGACCAGAAGGAGAAGGTCTTTCAAGATTTTTAACTTCATTTGGTTTAGATCTTATGTCAAGACCACCACAAGGTGGCTTCTTATCAACTGCTGCGCAATCAGCTAAAGAACCATTATCACAATTATATAAAGACACTGATACTGAAAGAGCAATGAAGTATCAAACAGACGCTGACTTATTTAAAACTTTAGTTGAAGGTAAGGCAGAAGCTTTAAGTGGTACTGACACTGCATCAATGTTTAAAGATGAAAAGATAGCTCAACTTACACAAGAAGCATTTGATTCTATGTATGATTTAAATGAGAAGTGGGACCCTAAATGGAATGATATGAATGAAAATGATAGATCTAAGGACCCTAACTATGTTCAGTGGCGTAAGGACCAACAAAGAATTGATCAACAGTTAGATAGATTTGAAGCTGATCTTGGTATTAATATTAAAGATGTAATAGGTGGTACTGAAGGAATGCAAAATCTTCAAGGAGGATTTAAAAAATCATTACAGGAAAGTGAAGAACCAATGCTTAAGTCTGATGGAACACCTATGTTAGACGAAGATGAAGAAGTAATAACTATCGGAGACTATTATCTAGATCCAGCCAACAAAGGTGAACTTCAAAAGAAAATAATTGAAATGACATTTGAATACATTGTTCAACAGAAAAGAAAAAGAAGAGGTTGGACAGGTGCTACTGGTGGAAGAGCAGGTTATGCTAATGGTGAATTAGTGGAGCAAGCTGATGTAGATATTATGACTCCTCAAGGAGACATGGCTATGCAAGAAACAGTTGAAGAAGGTGCGATGCCTGATCAACTTTCTTATGAAGAATTAAGATCAAGATTACCTCAAGAAATTTCAAATGAAATAGTACAACTATTAGTTAGCAGTGCAGAAGCTCTATCAGACTTTGCAGAAATTCAAACCCAACAAGATGTGGATAATTTCAATGCTAAATATGGAGTAAACTTATTGCTGCCATCGGAGGCTTAAAATGGCCGAAGAGATTAAACTTTGGGACAAGATTCAAGATACTTGGAGCGGCAACGTAAACCCTGAACAAGAAAAATATTCTATTAAAGAGAATTTAAAAAAACAAGAGTATCCTTTTTATACTAAGCCTAAAAAGAAAAAGAAAAAAGACATAGAAAACTATGATGAGTTTACTAAACTAATTATAGAAACTTCTGAAAGAGTAGCCGCACCTAAAAAGAAACCAGTTAAATATACTAAAGAAGGTTTAACTGATGTTGCTTTAATGCTTACAGGTAATACTACTGCTATTTCTTCCACTCTAGATAAATGGAAAACACAAAAAGAGTCAAAAAAATTTCAAAAGAAAAGAGATTATGTAGAAGGTTATACAGACATAGCTCAACAACTTCTTAAAGGAACTGGAAACTTTGTTCAGTCAGCTAGTGAATTTGTTTTAACACCTATTGATTGGGGATTTAGTACAGAGTTTCAACAAAAATTTAATAAAGCAATGGATGAAACTACTTCTTTTGCTGCAGATAAGCCTGAAAGTATTCCAGGGTCCGTATCTAAATTGATTGGAGAATATGCAATACCAGTATCGGTTGCTACTAAAATTAAATCAGGTATTCTTGGATGGAGTAAACTAAAATGGTTACAAGAACGTAACAAAGTTAGTAAAGCTTCTAAGATTGCAACTCGAATGGCGGAAGGTGCTTTCATCTTAGGTTTCGCTGATGCTTTTTATGGTAGTGGATCTAGTCCTGATATGGAAAGAGGCTTGCCTTGGGGAATGTTAGTAGGTGATCCAAGTAAAGGAAGAATTAATAAACCAATTGATACTAAAGGGTTAACTGGAAGCGAGTTAGCTAAAGCAACTTTAATTAATAAAGTTAGATTTGCAAGAGAAGGGGCTATCATTGGTGGTGGCTTTCCTTTAGTTGGAAAAGTTGCTCAGTTAGGTATGAAACATCTTGTTAGACCAGGTGTTAGACAAAACGTCGGTTTAATGTTGGAAGGAACAGGAAAAGTTTTTTCTACAGCAGCATGGATTTTAGCAAGAACTCCTGGTGTTCCAACAGTTGCAAAAATTACTAGAGATTGGACAGGTGCTGTGTTAACAAAAGCAGTAGTGCCTACGTTAACAAGAAACTTAAGAATACCTACAAAGAAAAATAAATCTTTAATAAGACAGCTTCCTAAATTTGATGACTGGAAAATGATTCCTGAAACAACACCAGATCCAGGTCTAAGAAGACTTAAAAAGTTTTCAGATTTTTTAAGTTATTTCCAATCATTTGGAAAGAACAATCAGTTTCTTGGTACTATCAATGAAGAAGCAAAATTAATTATTAGATCTAAGGGTAAAAAAATATTTAAAGTATTAGATGATGTCAATGCAACAGCCTATAAGTTAGCTGAAAGTTTTCAAAAAAGATACAACACTAATCTAACTTCTCCTGTTGGTGAAAAATATTATGCTGATCAAGTACTAGAGTATTTAAAAGGACAATTAAAGGGTGGTTTAAAATCTCTTCCTAAAGAATTAAGATTCTATGCCCATGAATTAAATCAAGAACTAGATAAACTTAGAAGATTATATTCTGATGCTTTACCAGGTTCTCAAAAATTTGAATCATATAAAGCTGTCTTACTTGATGATGTTAAGAAATATTTAAGAGCTTCCTTTGGAACCTTTAGTAATCCAATGTGGTTAGTAAATCCCAGAGATAAAATTAATGCAGCTAGTTGGGTAGTTAAAAATGTAGTTAAAAAAAACAAGGATTATAAAATAGAAGCTAAAAAATTCTTACCTAATGTAAATCCTGAAAGAGCTTATATGAAATACGCTCAAAGAATTGTAGAGAATATATTACATACAGGTAGGACTGAAGGGGTGAATCCTTTAGCAGCTATAGAAAAGATAGGTTTACAACATTTAAGAAACGATAAATTTAAGTTCCTTAAAAAAGGAGAATTACTTCCTGAACAAATTAAAAAAGTTTTAGGATATAAGACAGACTTAAGAAACCAAGTAGCTAATACTGCTATGGAAATGGTATCAGAAATTACAACTAAAAAACAATATGATAAGATTGCTAAGTATCTATTAGATAATAAATATGCTTTTAAAACTGAAGCGGAAGCTATTAATTATATAGTAGGAGCTAAACAAGTATTTAAAATTCCAAGACTAGGTGTACTTCCAAGTGATATTTTAGGTTTATATGTATCTCCTCAAACTAAAAGAATGTTAGAAGGAGTGGGTGGAACACTAGATAAACTTATAGACATTGCAATCTGGAGACATGCATTACAATTTAAAGTCTTAACTCAAATGGGTAAGACAGTCTTCTCTCCACAAACTCAGGTTAGAAACGTAGAAGCTTCAGCTTTATTCCCTATGGTCAATGCTCATATAGGTGGAAGAGCAAGTGTAATTGATTCAATGAAAATAGTTTGGCGAGATATATTTCCTCAACCAGGTAAAGTAAACATGAAAAACTTTTATGATGCTGTAGAAAAAGAAGTAAGATTAGGAACTATGGATGAGAATGTAATCCAACAAGAAATTATTGCGGTCACTCAAGATATTATGAAGGGAAGTATTAATACGTTAGATAAATTATTTCAGCGTCTACAAGATACAGTCTTTGTTAAAAATGCTAGTAGAGTATATGCAGGTGGTGACAATATGTGGAAATGGTATGGGAGACAATGGGCTAAGTCTCAATTATCTGCGTATTTTCCTGATAGAAAAGCTTTAACAGATTACATGAAATACATGGGCCAAACAGTTAATGAAGATGATTTATTAACAGGAGCTAAGAAAACATTTGATGATTTATTAGATGATGCTTCTGCATGGGAAATAAGAAATACTTATCCAACCTATAGTAAGGTGCCACAATTTATTCAGGACATTAGAAAGATTCCATTCTTTGGAAACTTCGTATCGTTCCAAGCTGAAATCTTAAGAACGGGAACTAACATCATGAACATTGGTTTAAGACAAGCAGCACATAAAGACCCACGAATTAGACAGATGGGGATGCGTAGATTAATGGCAGCCTCTTTAGGATTCTATGGTTATGGTGCAGGAATATACAATGCAGCCCTAGCTTTAACGGGTTCGACTGGCGAGCAATGGGACGCATATAAATTTTCATTTGCAGCGGACTGGGACAGAGCATCTAATCTTATACCATTAACAACATGGGATAAAGGTAAAGCAAAAGCTATTAACTTTTCATACTTCAGTCCTTATGATGTATTACAAAAACCAATTGAAGCAGCTTTAATTAAAGCTCAAGAACAAAATTTAAATCCACAGGAAACAGAAGACTATGTTTTAAGTTTAATGTTTGGAAGTGATGGTCCTATCATGACACTCTTAGATCCATTTATTGCAGAACAAATTGGACTAGAAAAGATTCAGGATATTATGCCACCAGGATATTTAATGGGTGGTAGAGGTGGTCTTACTACCACTGGATCTAAAGTGTATTCACCTTCAGATAGTCTAAGTGATAAATTTGAAAAAGCTTATGCTCATATATTTAATGGTATTGAACCAGGTGTGTGGACATCAGGAGAGAAAATTAAAAAAGGATTATTCTCTGATGTTAAGAAAGGTGGACAGCCTGTTAGTTTAAGAGATGAACTACTTGCATTGATGGCTGGTGTTAGAATTATAGATATCGATGTAGGGAACTCTCTTTCATATAAAGCTGGAAGATTTAATTCATTAATGAGAGCAGTGGATGATGCAGAAAAAATATATTCTCCAGAAAACTATATGAATAGAGGACCAACTATTATTGGAGAAGAGTATGAGGCGATGCAAGAAGAAGCGTTTAGAATTCAAAAAGAAATGTATAATATTATTCAAAATGCAATGAAGTTAGATTTAGATGAAGATGATATTAGAAAAATATTAAAAGATGCACAGATGCCAAACAAAAAAATAAGAAAATTATTAGAGGGGGAATTTGTACCAGCTAACTTTTCTGATGCTAGGTTTAAAAAGAAAGTTAAAGTACTAGAAGATCAAGCTAGAAGAATGACTAAAGATAATCCCGATCTTAAATATTATTTAGATGAAGACTATGCTTATCCAAAAGATTTATTAAATGATATTAAATATGATTGGAAAGATAAATCTTTAGTTACAGAAACTAAAGAAGAAGAGCCGGGTTGGATTAAAAAAGGAGCTAAAAAAGTTTGGAATAGAATTAATCCACTTAAAGGTTTCGAAGGATTTGATAGTATGTTACGTAGTGAGAAAATACAAACACCACCACTACCTCCTACTTCAATGCCGGATAAAAAGTTATTAGCTCAGTCACCTCAAAAAATAAATGGGTTGACACGTAGTGAACAAGCGTTACTATCACCAGAAGAAAAAGTAATTGCGGCAAGAACTTAATGAAAAAAACACGTAAAGCACAAACTAACTTAACAGCAGACGCACATCTGCGAATCTCATATCATGAAAAGATTTGCGCTGAACGTATGAAAACATTATTCAAAAGGATTGATGAAATGAGTAAAGATGTCAAAGAACTTAAAACTTTCATGAACCGGGGCAAAGGCGCAGGCGCTATTATATTTATTATACTTTCAATCGTAGGTTCTTTATTCTACGTCATTAAAAACTAATCTTACAATACTAGGGGGACCATGCAATTATCCAAACACTTTAAGCTAGAGGAATTTACTAAATCAATGACGGCTACCCGTAAGGGTATAGATAACTCGCCAGGTTCTGGCGATATTAAAAACTTAGAAAACGTATGTTATGAAATACTAGAACCGGTTCGTGCTAAGTTTGATAAGCCAATTACTATTACATCGGGCTACCGCTCCGAGGCGCTGTGTGAAGCGATCGGCAGCAAAAAAACGTCGCAACATGCAAAAGGCCAGGCGGTTGATTTTGAAATAGGTGGTATACCAAACATTAAAGTAGCCTACTGGCTCTCAAATAACGTAGATTTTGATCAATTGATCCTCGAATTTTATAATCCAGATGATCCAGCAGGCGGCTGGGTTCACGTTAGTTATAATGAAAAAGGTTCTAATAGAAAACAGATTCTCACTTTCGATGGTAAACACTATGAAAACGGTTTACCAGAAATGAAGTGGGAAAAAGGCCAAGTCGTTTTCTAAAATTTCACCGCGCCTCGCGCGTATATCCTACTAAATCCATGACCTTAATTCTTCTCCTAAAACTTCTGATGCTATGTTTATTTTTTTACGGAGAGATTTTACGATTTTTTCGTCTACGGTCTCTTCACAAATCAAGTCTACATATGTTACGGATTTTTGTTGTCCAATTCTGTGTGCTCTGTCTTCTGACTGCAGTCTTTTTTCTAGGTCATATCCGTTAGAATAGTAAATAACGGTGTTTGCGGCCGTCAGAGTGATGCCATAGCCGCCCGTAGAAGGCGTTCCAACCATAAACCGACACCTAGGGTCATCCTGAAATTTCTTTATATTAGGCTGTCTCTCATCTTGAGGCGTGAGCCCATAATAGTCAACAATGGACCCCGGACCATATTCTTTAGTTATAGCTTTAATAATAGCGTGAATATCGTATTGATAATGGGCCCAAATAATAGCTTTTCCTTCTGTTTCAGCCAACACGTCCATTAATTCATCTATTCTATTATTAGCAATAAGCTGTGTAGTGCCATCATCTGCGGTAAAATGTCCACATGTGATTTGATGCAATCTCATTAATTGAGTTAGCACATTGACAGTCGTTACTTGTTTACCATTTAAATTAGCAAGAGCTGTTTCTTTCATTTGAAGGTATAATTTATTTTGATCAGGACTTAACTTAATATTCCTTTTCATATATATTTTTTCAGGTAAATCTAAGCAGTCTTCTTTTAATACTCTATATGAGAATCCTTTTAATTGATCAGACAATTCTCCTAGATTTTTAAAGCCAGAAACTACTTGAACCGATCTTCCATGTAAATGCAAAGTCTTCATTTCTGCATACCTATTTCTAAATGCATAATAGGAAGTAAAGTCCAATAACCACGGACTTAAAAAACCACATTGACTATATAAATCTAATGGGTTTTTAGTGACAGGAGAACCTGTCATTATTCTTCTATATTTAGCATCTTCGGATAATTTAAGAATATTTTTAGTTCTTTTAGCGGAAGGAGTTTTAATAGTAGTGCTTTCATCAATAGCCATTAAAGTATTATGACAAGATAAGAATTTTTTAGCAAAGTCTACACCCTTAGTAGTACTAAAAGCTTCAACATTCATAATTAAAATATGAAGTTGTTCTTCTGGTTCAAATAAAGAGTCTAATTTTTCTTGTTGTTTTTTAGTTATATTAGCTTGCCACAATACTGCCATATTTTCAATATGATCTGGTAAGTGAATAGGTATTTCTTGATTATACCAAGTTCCAATAACTCCTTTTGGAGCAACAATTAAAGCCCCATCAACTTTACCTTTATCATAAAGCATAGCTAAATTGTCTATTAGCACTTTTGTTTTACCTGTACCCATTTCCATAAAATAGGCATAAGTTTCTCTGTTCCATGACTTTTCTAATGCGGTCATTTGGTGCGCATACGGTTTTGTTTTAAATTTATATTTCATAATTTTTCTTCTTTCTTACTATTGACATATAGACCATCTTGCACTATATGTCAATACATGAAAGTAGAAAATATTGTTTATGTTATACAAGAAGTTCCTGGTACCAAAGCTGGTAATCCTAAAATTAATATTATGGGTGCAGCTAAATATGGTAGAATAAAATTTTTACTTCCAGAACTTTCTCAAATTATTTTTTCTCCAGGTCCTTTAATTTTTAAATTAAGAAAAGGTTTAAAAGATTTTAAAGAAGGAGATCATTTATTATTAACAGGTGATCCTGCAATAATAGGTGTAGCATGTTCAATAGTTTCTGATATCACTAACGGCAATTACAATCTATTAAAATGGGATAGACAAGAAAGTCAATATTATCCTATTGAAATTAACTTATACGAGAAAGGAGAAATAGATGAGTAGAAGATACATATTAAAAGAAAGATTAAAAGCTACAGAAAAATGGATTGAATATTTTTTAGATGTAGAAAAAAATAGATCAATTTCTAAAAAAGCTCTTAAAGCTCTTAACAGAGACAAACCTTTTTTAGGATTTATTTTTGGAACTATATACCTGCCTACTAGAATTTGGGATTTTATTTCTGATATAATTTGGTGGAATAGATATCGTAAATGTTGCAAGGAAGTAGAGTTTATAAAACAGGAGTTAAA